CTCAGATCCATCATTCTATGAAATCATGCTTCAGAATCTTCGTGATGGGTACGCTCAAGCCGTTGATGAGTACGTAATCGCCCAAATTACCGCCGGCGGAACTCAAGCGGCTACAACTGCTGCTTCATCAGCAGGAATTATTTCATTCGTTTCAACAGAATCAGCAGCTGCATACAATGCAACAAAACGCACTGCAACTGCATACGTTGCTGGTACTTCACAGTGGTCACTCTTGATGGGTGCAACTGATTCAACTGGCCGTCCAATTTACAACGCTCAGCCATTGACACAAAATGCCGGTGGAACTGCTAATCCAACATCAATTCGTGGAAACGTCTTGGGCTTGGATCTCTATGTAGATGCAAACATGGTTTCAACAACTATCGACGAATCAGCGTTCATCATTGAGCCTCGTTCAATCGAAATTTTTGAATCTCCTGCACTTACACTTTCCGCCAACGTTCCAACAACTGGCGAAATTGAATTGATGCTATACGGATACGTTGCAGCTGGAGTCACATGGGCTGGTGGCCTCCGTCGCTTCAACCTAACCTGATCCAACTGATCATGGGCTAGGTGCGCTCCCGTATCTAGCCCAGCCGAATACGAAGGGACGATGAAATGCCATCTATCATTACTGCATCGCAACTGCGAACAGTCTTGGGCGTTTCGTCGTCCCTGTATTCAGATGCTTACCTTGACGGAATCATTGATTCTGCCGAACAAGTAATTTTGCCGATGCTGACTGCCAATCAAGCTGCAATCGCCGGTGTTTATCTTCAAAACAATGTCGCCTATTACGTCACGCAACGTCCTAACACTTTTGTTGAAGGTCAAACAGTCGTGGTCACTGGTTGCGTTCCATCAACATTCAACGGAACAGTCACAGTCACATCAAATTACTGGGAGACGTTTCCATTCATTCCAGTGTTTAATCTTTACTCTGGCGCAATTTATGTCTTTACAGCTGCTAAGACAAACGCGAACATTTCTTTCCGCGAAGTCATACCAGCTGGCGTTGCCTATTTATCCGGAGCCAATGCCGCCACACTTTACGCATCAACACCGGCAGTTGAACAAGCTGTGACAATTGTGAGTGTGGAGATTTTCCAATCAGTGGTCGCTCCAGGCGGTCAGATTGAAGGCGTGGATTTTACGCCATCGCCTTACAGAATGGGACGATCCTTAATGAACAGAGTGGTCGGATTACTTTCGCCATACCTTGACACTTCCACGATGGCTATCTGATGCCTACACCAACAACAATTGCGACCAACGTTCGCGGCACTCTTGCGACAGCTCTAGGCGGTGTCGTGGCTTCCGTGTATTCATCGCCTCCGGAGGCGGTAATTCCTCCAGCTTGTGTAATTGTCCCGGATTCTCCCTATTTGGAAACGACAACAATCGGCAAATCTGCGGTGCGCGTGAAAATCAATTTTGTGGTGACTGCGGCCGTTGCATATAACAACACGGCCGGAGCACTGGACAATCTTGAGCAGCTTATTATCAGCATCATCGCAGCGATGCCAGCAGGATATGAAGTCGGAGACGTTCAACGTCCGACAATCCAGCAGGTCGGCGCGACCAACCTACTAGTGGCGGATCTCGCGGTCAGCACTTACTACACACAACAGACAATCTAAGGAGATAGACAAATGCCAACAACTATCGTCACGGGTCGCGACATAACCTTCACACTAAATTCAGTGAATTATGACGCGCAAACAACTGCGGTCACTCTGGTCAATGCGCCAGTGATCACTACTTATCAGACACTCGATGGCAAGGCTTACAAGCACATCGATGATCAGTGGACTCTCAACATTTCACTTCTTGCAGATTGGGGCGCAACCTCATCACTCTTTGAAGCAATGTGGACTGCGTTTTCATCTGCTCCAAATACTGCACTTGCATTCACACTTGTATCAGCAACCGGCGCATCATTTGCCGGCAACGTCTTTCCAGTGGCTCCAACAGCTGGTGGCGCTGCTCCAGATGCACAGACTGACACTTGGGCAATGCTCTGCTCTACAACACCAGTTTTAACAATTACCTGATCCAACTCATAGAAACGGGAGCACGAAATGCGACTACCAATCACAATCGAATACACAACTGGCGAGTTTGGCACTTACACTGCACAACCTCCAGAGTGGGCTAAATGGGAACAAAAGACAGGCAGCACGATTTCGCAGGCGCAGGAGAAGATCGGAATCTCTGATCTTCTCTTCCTTGCGTGGAATGCGATGAAACGTGAAGCCGGTGGCAAGCCAATAAAAGGATATGAAATTTGGTGTGAAACAGTGGCCGACGTGACAGTCGGTGACGTTCTCCCAAAAGTTACGCCGCCGGAAGCGTAAATCGGATACTCGTCGAGCTTGCAATAGCGACGGGAATTCCGATGAGCGAATGGACAACGGCGGAGCAAATCTATACGGCTTTTGAGATACTGGAGAAACAGAATGAGCGACAAGGTTGAGATTGCTTATAACAAGCAAGATCTCCGCGCCATTACTTCGGCGTTCAAAGCAATGGATGCAGAGGCAACTGATGCAGCTAAACGCGAATCGTCTGCCCTTGCAGAATTTGCTCAAGGCAAAATCCAGCAAAAGGCAGTCACTAGGGGCAAAGCGGCGGACAGAATTGCCAGCGGTTCACGCGTATCTAAATCATCCAAGATTGGCGAATTGTCTTTTGGTTTTGTAAGTCAAAAATTCTCCGGTGGTGCAACAACAAAGGATCTCTGGGGCGGTACGGAGTTCGGATCAAATAAATTCAAGCAGTTTCCTATCTGGTCAGGGTCAACCGGACGTGGTTCGACTGGTTGGTTTATTTATCCGACACTTCGTCAAATACAGCCAGAGATCATTGCTAAGTGGGAAAATGCTTTTGATCGAATCCTGAAGGAGTGGTAAATGGCCGGACAATCGCGCACACTCAAGCTCTCGATTCTTGCTGATGTAGATCAGCTCAAAAAGTCACTTCAACAAGCTAACGGAGACGTCGATGATTCATCGTCCAAAATGGGCGACTTTGCCAAAAAAGCAGGATTGGCTTTTGCCGCTGCTGGGGCTGCTGCTGGCGCTTACGCAATCAAGATTGGAATCGATGGTGTTAAGGCAGCGATTGAAGATGAAGCAGCTCAGGTCAAATTAGCCAACGCTCTTAAATCTGCAACAGGTGCAACCGAGGCACAAATTGCGGCCACAGAACAACAAATTCTGAAAATGTCCTTGGCGACGGGTGTTTCGGATGAAAAACTTCGTCCAGCTTTACAGCGCATCGCACTTTCCACTGGAGATCTAAGCAAAGCTCAAGATCTTCTTTCCGTTGCTCTTGATGTTTCAACATCTACCGGGAAACCGCTGGAAGCGGTAGCAAATGCCATTGGAAAAGCCTATGACGGCAATACTGCCGCGCTTGGCAAATTGGGCATTGGACTTTCATCAGCCGAATTGAAAACAATGTCATTCACTGACGTTCAGTCAAAATTGACAGATCTTTTTGGTGGCGCAGCTGCGGCCAATGCCGAAACATACGCTGGACGCCTAGATCGATTGAAAGTCACATTTGAAGAAGCCAAAGAAACTATTGGCTATAAATTGCTCCCAATCATTCAGCAATTGGTTGATTTTATTGTCAGCAAAGTCGTGCCGGCGCTTGGCAAATTTGCCGATTTCTTCAAGCCAATCACTGATGCAATTGATAACAACAAAGAAGCATTTACAGAGTTTATTGCGTTCATTCAAAAATATGTCGTTCCAGTTATAACAACAGTTTTGGGCGGTGCATTTAAGGTTGTAGGAGAAATTGCTGGCGGAGTGATTAATGTTGTCGGCGCTGTCATAGGCGGTCTAAATTCTTTGATTTCTGGTGCTACATCCGGCATTAACGCACTCATTGGTCTTTACAACAATACAGTCGGAAGAATTCCTGGAGTACCTGACATTCCTAAGATTTCAGCACCAAGCGTTAGTGTTCCTACAGTTTCAATTCCTAAGATAACAACGACTTCAACAAATGTGCCAACAATCAATGTTCCATCAGTTTCGGGTGGATCAACGGCTGTTTCATCGACGGGCAATGGTGTTGCCTCAGCTGCTTCTGGTGCCGCTGGAGTAAGTGCAACATCATTCCCATTCGGCACGTCTGGAGTTGATACCACGACTCTTGCAGGAATTTTGAAAGCTTCAGGGCCAACAGTCAATGTCACAGTAAATGGAGCAATTGACGCCGAAGGCACGGCTAGAACTATTGTCAATACTCTCAATGATTCTTACTATCGCGGCACAGGTGGCGGCGGTAATCTGGTAGCCCTCTAATGACGCAGTGGACACCGGAATGGAAAGTATTGATCGGAGGCGTCGAATTCACTGACGTCGTTTTGGCCAACCTTGCAATTTCATCGGGTCGCACAAATATCTATACTCAAGCCCAAGCCGGATATTGCACGCTCAATCTCATCAATCTGAACGTGGGAGCCATTACTGCCGAAATCAATGATTCCGTCTCAATTCAGGTCAAAGATACATCTGGGACATTTGTGCCTATTTTTGGCGGATCCATTGTTGACGTCTCTGTGACTGTTTCGCAGGTTGGCTCGGTAGCAATTACTCAGGAGATCACCATCACGGCTCTAGGGGCGCTTGCAAGGCTTCAAAAGGCATTGACAAATGGAGTCTTAACAAAGGATTTTGACGGCGACCAGATTTACACAATCCTCGAAGATTTATTAGTCAATAACTGGTCAGAGGTTCCAGCAGCTCTTACGTGGGCAAATTACACTCCAGCAACTACAACATGGGCTACTGCTGAAAATACAGGCTTAGGAGAGATAGATCGTCCAGGCAATTATGAGCTGGCCAATCGCGGATCTAGTCAGACAATCACCTGGAATCTGGTGGCCGACCTTGCGACTTCCGGACTTGGTTATTTATACGAGGACGCGTCTGGACTTATTTCCTATGCAGATTCGACACATCGATCAACCTATCTGGCCACTAACGGATACACCGATCTCGATGCTAATCAAGCTTTAGGCCGTGGCATAAGGATCCAGACAAAGGCCGGAGATATTCGCAACGATGTCTCCATTGTCTGGAAGTCTGGAACGCAGACGGCTACCAATGCAGCTTCTATTGCGCTTTACGGAAAACTGGCTCAACAGATTACGACATCACTTGAGCATTCTGCCGACGCCCTATCTCAAGCTCAGTTTTATCTAACGCTTAGGGCTCAGCCTCAAGCATTCTTGGAATCAATCACTTTTGCACTGACAAATCCAGAAGTCGATGATGCAGATCGTGACGCTCTGATTAACGTGTTTATGGGTCAGCCAATCTCACTGTCTAATCTGCCGGTCAATATGCAGTCCGGTAACTTCTTGGGCTTCGTAGAGGGCTGGCGATTTCAGGCTTCTTTTAATGAACTATCAATCACTCTTCTAGTTTCGCCACTGCCATTCTCACTCCAGGCGATGGAATGGCAAGATGTAAGTGTCGCCGAAACTTTCAACACGCTCAGCCCTACACTTGACTATGCAGACGCATTAGTCGTCAATTAAGGAGAAACGATGGCAAATCCAACAACTAACTTCGGCTGGGTGATGCCGACGAGTGCTTCGCTCGTCACGAATCTTCCGGCTGATTTCAACACATTCGGCCAAGCCGTAGACACGTCGATGTCAGAGCTGCTCGGTGGCACAACTGGTCAAGTGCTATCAAAGACATCAAATACAAATATGGACTTTACGTGGGTCACTCCAACGGATCAGACGCCACTAACAACTAAGGGCGATCTATTTACTTTTAGCACAGTCGATGCTCGATTGGCCGTGGGAACGAATAAATATGTCTTAGGAGCTGACTCAACTCAAAGCACAGGACTTGCATGGCAAACATCTCCACAATCAATTATGACAACGACAGGCGACACGCTTTATGCATCTGCTGCTAACACACCAGCTCGTTTAGGCATTGGATCTACAAGTCAAGTGCTTACTGTTGCAGGTGGTGTTCCTACTTGGGCTACGCCTGCTATAAATTGGGTGGCAGTAAACTCTGGCGGTACAGCTTTAAGCGGTAGCACCACAACTATTTCAGGAATTACTGGCGCTAATCAACTAATGGTCTTGATGTATGGCGGGTCAAGTACAAACACTTATGTAGAGTTTTATGCTCGCATAAATAATGACACAGGTGGAAATTATTTATACGCTGGCGTCAATCAATCTGGAAGTACAACAGGCAATTTCTCATCAAATGCCGCAACCAAAATTATTATGGCAGGTGGCTCATCAAGTGCAACGGCAGCAGGTTATGGCTCTGTTGTAATTACTGGCGGTAATGCTTCAGGCGTAAAAAGTTTTAGTTCAACAGGGTCCGCCGATGCAGGTGGTGGTTCTGGTGTAGCTTCTTTTATTTCTGGCGGTTACTGGAACAACAGTGCGACAATTACTGAAATCAATTTCTTTCCCTCTGCTGGTACTTGGGACGCTGGCACAGTCTATGTATTCAAGAGCGCATAAGGAGCAATAATGAAAATAACCGAACGCATTTATGATGCAACTAGTGGCAAAACAACAGATGTCGAGCGCGAATTAAAACCAGCCGAAATTGCAGCCTATCAAGCAGCAGAGCAAGAAGCTGCAATAAGAAAAGCGGCAGCAGAGCAAGAAGCACAAATCAAAGCAACGGCCGAGGCAAAACTCGCTGCACTTGGTATAACTGTTGATGATTTGAAGGCACTTGGACTCTGATGTATCCGGACGGCACTGCTGCACGGATTATCGAAGTCGCACTAGCTGAAATCGGCACAGTTGAGACTGGCGAAAATCTGACCAAATACGGCAAATTTACAAAGGCCGACGGATTGCCGTGGTGTGGTTCATTCTGCAACTGGGTCTTTGACCAGGCAAAAGTCAAGATTCCGTCAATGGTTTCAACGGCTGCCGGAGCTCATAAGATGAAAGAGCTAGGGCGATGGATTGATGATAAGCCGCAGCTTGGCGATTTATGCTTTATGGACTTTCCACACGATGGCATTGATCGCATCAGCCACATAGGAATTGTGGTCAAGGTAGGAGCGACTAGTGTGCTCTGCATCGAGGGCAACACCTCCGGCGATGGAGATCAGCGTAATGGCGGCATGGTGATGCTCAAGCAACGCTATATTGGCAAGGAGATTGTTGGTTTCGCTCGCGCTCGTTTAGCTGCTTATGATGAAGAATATCCAGTGGTCGAGCCAATTCAAAAAGTTAAGCCAAAGGAGAAAAAGAAATGAAAGATATAAAAGCCTTAGGTGCATCATGGGCGAGAAGTTCAGTAGCCGGAATGTTAGCCGTTTATCTTACGGGCAACACTAATCCAAAAGATTTAGCGATGGGGCTTGTCGCTGGCGTGATTCCAGCATTAAGTCGCTGGGCTAATCCTAAAGACGTCGCTTTCGGTAGCAAGAAGTGAGTGTAGGCGAATGGACGGCGGTGGGTGGGCTTGTTCTTGCGGTGCTCACTGCCATCTATTCGTCAATGCGATTCATGGTGAAGTCAATCATGCGGGAATTTCAACCGAATGGTGGGAACAGTCTCAAGGATCAAGTCTCACGAATTGAGGCACGTTTAGATCAATTACTGCTGGAGATTGCTCTTAAGAAATAGACACGCCGAGGCGAATCTTGCCAATGTCAGTTGTTAATGTCATTCTTTATTTGGGAGCAACGACAAGGCTCCCACGGGAGCAAAAATGACAACAAGTGAAATTGGCTTATTCTTTCTCATGGCGCTCGCCTGTATTCTCTGGGCGATTGTGAGTTATTCAAT